CGAATACTGACTTACTGAGTAACGACAGGTCGCAGCTCATTAAGGTCGTAATCTCAAACTTCTTGTGTGACTCATGCAAAGAGGACATGGTATCCCCGTAATACTGGTATTAGGGGATACCATGTGTGAGCGCTCTGCGCTCCTTGCTGATACAGATATGTGGCTTCGCCACATATTTTTTCGTGTGTATACGGTTGTATTCACTTTTTACGCCATAATAGAACGCTGAAGTGCACTATATCGATATGGTGGAACTGACATACTTGGGGGTCTGTCGTATGTCAGTGCCTTCGTTCCTCCAGAATCACCAAATGCGATACTTAGTGCATTCATCCCAGCAGCTATCGCAGGCATGGGGTTCTCCGTTGCTATAGATTGGCCTATGCCCACTGCTAAATTAACGAGCTTTGGCGCTGCATCCACAACTCCCTTAATAAACTTCTGAAATGCATTTGGTCCTTCTTCAGGAGCTACCGGCTTTATGGCAGCTAATGACTTGGTTGTTTCCATAATCTTGCCATATGTCGATGGATCTGCATGAGATGGTGTCTTACCTTGAATCTTTGTACCAATGTATTCAATGTGTGTACTAATCTCTATTTCAATCGAATCGTTCGGTGCTCCTTGCATAACAACCACCATAGGTGCATTGTTCACTCCTATATGTAGGGGGTGTACATAACTTGAAAACTCAATGTGTTGTGGCATTATTGGACCGGAATAGCATACTATTGAGTCCCAACTGCCGTCTCCCGATGGACGTGTAGTGTATGCGTTCGGTATGTCTTTTATTCTGTTGAAGTCCAATGCCAGCAGGTTCTGCATATCTTGTTCTTCACACGCTACATAAAGACCTGACCGAGTTTGCTCTGCTCCTGAGTATCTCACTCTCAGACCGCATGCCACAACTCTCGCCTGGAGTACATTGTTTGACAAGTCGGCAGAACTGTATGGTAACATACTAAACATTCCAGTACCCTGGTTTGTAAATGCTGATAGTCCTGTAGAAGCTCCTCCAACACTTAGTGATGTACTCGTTCTTACAGCTACTATATCATTACACACCGAAGGGTTAACTGACACGAACCCATAACCTGTTGTACCAAGATTACACACTCCTCGGAATGTTGTCTTAATCTTTTGTGAAGGTAATGGGAACAGGTCGCATGGTATGCATACTCCTGCTTGTGTCGCAAACGGATCAAATAATGAATCAATATAGTGTATTGAACATTCTGGGATCGTTACTTCTAGTCTTTTGGCTACTTCTCTCTTTCGGTAGTATGATGCCTTATTTGACGTGGCTTTATACTTCTTAGCAGGTGCACGGTATGCAGCTTGTCTTTTCTTCGAAGTATATCTGCGTTTGTAAGGGGTCGTTGCTGCCCTTGAACTTGACTGCGAAGCCATTACTCCGTCCATTTTCTCGTGTTTTTAGCTTTAATAAAACTCACTGATTAAATGTTTTTTTCGGAGCCCATAAGGATATGGCTGTCTGTCTTAAAAGACATACATACATACATACAAACAAATGAATAAGGTTCCAAAGGAGGCTAGAAGGTATGCGTTTACATGGAATAACTACACTAAAGATGATGTTAAGGGGTTAAGGGACCTTACTGCTAAGGAAATTGACTATTGTATCTGGGGGTATGAGAAGGGCGAGAACGGAACTCCCCACCTCCAGGGATATGTGGAGTTTTCTCGACCGGTTTCTCTAATACAATGTAAAAAACGCTTAGACAAAGTGATGGGTGAGCGTAGCAAGATTCATCTTGGTCGTGCTGAAAAGAATCGTGATGCTAACATCAACTATGTACGTAAGGATAGCTCTAAAGATGAGGAGGCGTGTCTTGAATTTAACAAGGGTGTCAAATGGGAACAAGTACTATTCGTGATGAAGGGTGGAAGTAAGATGGAAGAGCTGTATCTCAATACTGTAACCGACATCATCGATGAAGGTTCGTCAGTAATGGATACAGCTCGCAACTATCCTTCCATGATCCTTAAACACGGCTCTAATATAAAAATGTTGGTGGATCTCACTAACAAAGATACAATGGAACAGGACTTCATCAGGACTTCTCGCGCCAAGTTCCATACCTACTTTCCGTGGCAAAGGGAGATAGTGGAACTTTGTCGTCAAGAACCTGATGGACGTACAGTTCAATGGATCTATGATAGTGAGGGTGGCGCAGGTAAAACCACAATGGGTACTATTCTCCAAGTCGAGTTTGGCATGGAGAATGTACTTTGTGCTTCTAATGGTAGGTCAACTGACATCGCACATACATATGTTGGTCAACGTATTGTATTGTTCGATTTTGCCCGTACAAACGAAGAGGTGTTAAACTACGACATCGTTGAACAGCTTGCAAACGGCAAAGTATTTTCTGGCAAATACGTCTCTACTTGCAAGGCATTTCAACCACCACATCTTTTCTGCTTTGCTAACTGGTTACCAGACCCAACTAAACTATCATTCGATCGATGGAGATTCTTGGGCTTCTCTGACAACGACCGTATTGGTATAGAGGGTCTCGCAGAACGGGTTAGAGCTGTTCACCGTCCTCATAAAAGATATAATAATAATGTAGATTTCTCTATCAGAAAAACATTAGCGTAATGGAACATCCTGGTTTCCAATACTTCTATTTACCTACGAGCGTAAGTAACAAATTGTCATTTGACGAAGCGATTGACATGGCCCGTATGATCCTTACATCTGACGATATATGGGCTACAGACGGCGCTCATGACTCTGGGGATGTCCGTGGTTATATCTTAGTGGTCAACGAGGGGTTGATGCTATGTTGTGATTGCATGTGTAGCGAATGTATTTACACGAATACTGACTTACTGAGTAACGACAGGTCGCAGCTCATTAAGGTCGTAATCTCAAACTTCTTGTGTGACTCATGCAAAGAGGACATGGTATCCCCGTAATACTGGTATTAGGGGATACC